ATCAATGAATGAGCAAGCTATTCAAGAGGGTTGTTGAAGTTATAACCGAAGGTGTACGAATGAATAATACAAATCTTGATATCGAATTCGAAATTCCATTTGATGATGATCTCGACCCAAATATTAGTGAAATAACTATTTATAATTTATCAAATACCACTCGTAATATGATAACGCGAGGAAAACTTTTAACAATTAACGCAGGATATGAGGGGGACAAAGGTTTAATATTGTCTGGTTATATCAATTCAGTTAATACGAAACACGAGAATGCCGATAAACCAACAATTATCAAAGTTTCTGACAGCAAACCTTTAGATGCTGATAAAACATTGCAAAAATCTTTTAAAAAAGGAATAAAGGCAGAACAAATATTGCGTGAATTAGCCAAAGTTTTAGGATTATCTATAGCAGTTTTAATATTACCCAAAAATAAAGCATTTGCTAAAGGTTTTGCTATTGATGGAGAAATACTAAAAGCTATGCAAGACATCTCAAAAGACTGTGGTGCAGCTTGTTATATTTCACGTTCAAAATTGTTTATTAGATCTCTTAAAATTGGCGATGATCATCGTTTCGTACTGAATAGAGATACGGGATTAGTAGGATCACCTGAGTATTTTGAAGAAGAAAAAGATAATAGAACTATTAAAGGTTACAAAGTGAATTCCCTTCTACAATATCGCATGAATACCGCATCGATTATTGAATTGCAATCCATCGGTGTAAAGGCAAAGGTTCGTGTAAGTAAGGGGAAACATATATGCAGAGGTGATTCATTTTATACGGAAGTCGAGGCGATACTTTGAGCAATACTATGAAATATTTTGAGAGTATGAAAGTGGCATTGCTTACAAGTATCAATACTGCAATGCCTTGTAAAGTGCTTTCTTATAATGAAGGAAATCGAACTGCAAAAATACAGCCATTATTTAAAGCAAAAGAAGTTGGCAAAGAACCAAGAAACTTACCTCCAATTGAAGGTGTGCCAGTACTATTTCAAAAATATAAGGTAGATGGTGGAAGTGTTCAGACTTTTACACCAGCATTAAGTATTGGGGACATAGTATTAGTAGTTTTTTGTCAGAGATCCATTGACGATGCAGGACAAGGTAAAAATGTTTATCCTGGCATTTCAAGAATGTTTAGCATTCAAGATGCAATCATTGTGGGGGTAATATAATGAAAACACTTGAAACCTTAGACGGGGATTTAATATTTGAAAATGGTGATTTTAAGATAATTGAAGGTGAAAAAGAAATAGCTCAATGTATTGCTATCTCATTAGGCACCAACTTAAAAGAATGGTTTTTAAATGAAGAATTAGGCATAGACTTCTCGTCGCTATTAGGAAAGTCTAGTCAAGACCTAGCAAGAGCTGAAGTAATGAGGGTGCTGGCTCAAGAAGAAAGAGTGAATCTTATTAATAATGTTGAAATCCTCGATGACCGGGTTAATCGAAAAAGAACAATATTATTTAGTGTTCAACTAGCTAACGGTGAATTGTTAGAAGATGAGGTGGTAATTAGTGCTTGATTCTAACGGATTCAAGAGAAAAACATATGCGGACTTATTGAATGATATGTCTGAGAAATCCAAAGAAATGTTTGGGTCTGATGCAAATATTGGAGAGAAATCTGTTTTAGGGATACTCATTAGAATTATGGCTTGGTTCCTATCGCTAGCTTGGATGTCGATTGAACAGGTTTATCATGGAGCATATAGAAAATCAGCAGAAGGTGTTCAATTGGATAAGTTGCTACCTTCAGCAGGTATTACAAGAAATTTAGCTGAATATTCCTTCGGAGAAGTTGAATTTATTGGGACCCCAAACCACTTAATAGAGAGTGGTTTTTTAGTTTCTACTGAAAGCGATATCACTTTTGAAACTATAGAAGATGTAGTTCTTGATATAAACGGACAAGGAATAGTTCCAATCGTATCTCAAGAAATTGGTGCAATAGGAAATGTTGGAGCAAATAGCATTACACAAATCGTTAATCCAGATGCGAATATTACGACTGTTATTAATCCAATTGCTACAAGTGGTGGCCGAGAAAAAGAAACGGATCAAGAAGCGAGAGCAAGGGCAGACGTAACCGTGGAAGGAATGGGTACAGGAACTGCGCCAGCTATTAGAAGAGCAATATTAAATCTTGCTAACGTAAGAGCTGCAAAAGTAATCGAAAATTATAGTGATTCAATCGATGATTACGGAACTCCCGTTAGAGCATTTCAATCATTTGTACTTGGTGGTACAGATTTAGAAATAGGAGAAGCTATATTGGGTGCAAAGGCTGCTGGAATACAACCATATGGAACAACTTTAGTACAGGTTTCAGACTTAAGTGGAACTCTTCAAACCGTAGGGTTTACTAGAGCTAATGAAGTTGACATTTATGCTAATGTGATTATCACTCCTGATTCGTCATTTGGAATTAACGGAACTAATGAAGTGAAAAATGCGCTTGTTAAGTATATTGGTGGAGCTGATACATTTGCTCAGCTATATTCTGGATTAAGTATGGGTGAAAAAGTGGTTTTATCGAAGGCTATGGCTCAGGTATTGAATGTAAATGGGGTTACTGATGTTGATCTTTCATTTAGTATCGACGGATTGATATACACAGAGGAGAATGTCTTAATTGATGTTAATGAAGTTGCCCAAATAATTGCTGACAATATTGAGGTGACTCTGAATGTTTGAGTTTAAGGCAATTGTGAATCGATTTGCTGATTATTTTAATAAGCACCCCAATTCTAATATAAGTAAACTCATGAGAATCTTTAGCGATGAATTGCTTGAGTTGAATACAACAACCCAAAGAGTGAGTGATTGGCGAGATATCGAGAGTGCTGAGGGTGTAACTCTAGATGATGCTGGAACTAATATTAATCAACCTCGTGGAGTAGCGACAGATGAAGTTTACCGTATCCTATTGAAGTCCAAGATTGCGCGTAACTTATCAGATGGAAGTATCAATACAATTATTCAAGTTTTGGCAACTGCTCTCTCGGTGCCGACAACTCAAATTAAAATCCAAGAAAAGTGGAACGATGAATTAGAACCAGAACCAGCTGCTATTAAATTAATCGAGCTACCCTTAGCTAAAATAAATGAAGCAGGTCTTGATCCAACCAATTTTGTTAGGATTGTGCAGAAAACTGTAGCTGCCGGAGTAAAAGTCGGAATTATTGAGCTAACAGGAACCTTTGAATTGGGTACAACCACAATTGTAGTGGATGATTTAAAAGGTTTTGGAAATATAGAAGGAACAATCGGTGGATACTTCGGTGCTGTTTATACACCTTCCACTGATCAAGAATTGCCGATATAGGAGGGATAATTGATGCCATTTATAAAACCACTTCCACACTGGGAATCTCAAGGGACTGAGCCTCCATTATCTTTAAGACAAAATGGATGGCAAGCCGGGGTAAAACCCCCAAGTGAATATTTTAATTACTTACAAAATAGATGTTATGAAGCATTAAAAGAGTTGCAAGAAAAGGCTGGAGAAATAAAAACTGTTAATAACCAAAACCCTGATTCAAACGGAAATGTAAACGTTAATGTGGACACATCAAGCCTTGCAACTAAGGCCGAATTAGAAGCAGAAACCACGGCTCGTACGACGCATACGGCGGATTATCTGAAACACACAGGTTACGCAGTTGCGACTGGTTCAGCTAACACTTATGCAGCTACTTTAAACCCTGCACTCTCTGCATACGCTGAGGGTGTTTCTTTACGATTGAAGGTCAATGTGGCTAACACAGGAGCATCAACAGTAAATGTGAATGGGTTAGGTGCTAAGGCAATTAAAAAGAGTAACGGGAATGATGTAGGTGCAGGGAATCTCAAAGCAGGAAGTGTTTATACTCTCGCATACGATGGAACGTCTTTTATCTTACAGGGTGAAGGGGGTGAATATGGGGATGCTACAGCAGGACAAGTTTTAGCACCTAATACGATAGGTACGGATGCAGGGGTCATTCCAGGAACAATGCCGAACAGAGCAGGAGATACAGCCGCACTATCAAGTTCCGTTGTCGGTACAACACTAAAATTAAGAGCATCCAACGGTTATCGCGACGGAGTAGATGACAACGTGACAATAACGGATCCGGCTTTTATTGCATCGAACATTAAAAGTGGCGTTAATATATTTGGTGTGGGAGGTAGCTTAAAGGAAGTCAATATAATTCCCGCAGATTTTGGCGAAGCAAACGCATATAGCTTATCAACTACAGGGTCGACAGGTATGAGTACTTCTTCTACAACACCCGTTTTGCAAAAAGCGATAGTGTCAGGAATTAAAGGTACTATACGGACACATTTCGGGCTTCGATTGAGTAGTAGTGTAGGTAACAATGCGCTTGGGCAAATTTATGTGAATGGAGTGCCGAAAGGTATTCAGAGATCTACAAACAATACAACATTTGTCCAATATTATGAAGATATAGCCGTTGAAGTGGGTGATTTAATAGAGTTATATACTTGGAAGACCCTTACTGGAACAACATACAATACCCAATTCGATATAGCTTACAAATATGCACCAATTGCTGCAAGTACAGTTACAATTGGATAAAAAAGGAGTGTTCTGTATGAAGAAAATTATACAATTCACCACAGACGAGGAGCGACTTCATTTAATTGAGCAAAATAGCGATTTAAGTTTAATTGCCGAAAGGAACAATTTTGAGGGTAATTTCCTTGTGTTTTCAGATAATCCTACAGAGGATATAAAAACCGCAATTTATGTACATGTACCAAAAGAGGAGATCGAAGGTTTAAAAGCCGATAACACACTATTGAAGGCACAATCACAAGCAAATTCAGACAGAGCAGACTTTCAAGAAGAATTAATTGTTGAATTAGCCACAATCGTTTACGCATGATTAAAAATTTTTTATTCGAACTAACAATAAAATTATTAGGAGATGAAGAGATGATGGCATTATTATTCGCTCAACGAGTTATTTTAGGGAAAACGGCTTTTGAGGAAGTACCGAACAGTTTGAAACCTGCGGTGTATGAACATTTAGTAGATAGTGGAGTAGAATTTCTAGCAGGCGATTACGTACCACCAACTGC